CAAAGAGACACACGTTGGACAGGATTTAAACCGCACCAAATTAGTAGATTTGAGCGTAGCATTGAGTTTATGAAAGAAGGATTTACAACTGACGAAGAACGTATAGATGCACAACAAAATTTTGTAAAGTTTTTTACAGAGTATGATAAAAGAAGAGGCATAAATTTTGAAAATGTATTCCCTGAGTTTAAAGGATTAATGGATAAATGGAACAAAGACTAAGTAGTCCTAACGACACCGGTTTATTTAGTAGTATTGCTCTAGGACAAATATGGTTCCCGTTATTAGAAACTGAATTACAACAAGGTTGGAATGAATGTTGGGAAACATTAAAAAAAACATATTTTAAAAAAGTTACTTCTCCTTATGCTGTTTATTTTAGTGTTGATAAAATTGAATGGCTAGAATCTTCTAATTCTACAATGTCTAATAAAAACAGAGAACTATGTAATAAAAAAGGATTAAAATTTTATCTGTGGGAACCGTTGTCAACATATGACACTAGGGTAGATAAAGATGGCATATATACTAGTTGGGGCGATATAGATATAAAATATATTAGAGCCTCAGAACTAGATAGTATTCAACAATATGTGAAAAATAACGAATTAACAAATGTAGAAGTATACAGTCCTAGTTATAACTCCAAAAAATATTTTCAAGAACATTATCCAGAATTTGAAATTGATTGTACGCCAGTAGGGTGGATATATCCTGCAACAATTAATGTTATCGAAGAGGAAGGAATATACGATAGTAGTAAAATTTATAAAAAGTTTTGGTGCGGAAATTGGAGATATGCAAGCCATCGACATTGTGTATCAAGTTATCTTGTAAGTCAAACAGATAGTTATAATTTAAGTTGGTTATATGAAAGCAATATAGAAATATTAGAAAAACAAACTAATTTTATCTTGCCAAAAATAGATGAACTCAGTATAGGTGCTGCACTTTTAGATAGTATTGCTCCTCTAAGTATGGATCGAGATATAGATAAAAAATTAAGTATAGAGGAATACATAGACATACATATTGATACTAATCCTAAACAATCATATGCAGAATGTTTTTGTGCTATTGTAAACGAAACACGCTATGCAGAACCAACTGGAATCTTGACAGAAAAGATAATGAATGCTATGCTAAACTATAGGCCTGTTATTATGGTAGGACCGCCAGGTAACTTAGAATATATGCGAGCATGGGGATTTATGACATTTGACCAATGGTTTGATGAAAGTTACGATTTAGAACAAGACCACGCAAAACGTATGGAAAAAATATTTAATTTAATAGATTGGATAAATGCAAAAAGTATAGAAGAATTAAAAGAAATGTATGATGACATGTTACCAACATTATTACACAACAAAATTTGGATTGAAGAGTTGCAAGAAATGCTTTTAGAAGCACCTATTACAAAAAATAAAATATATAAAAGGATACGGTCATGATGATAAAAAATGAAAAACCGTTAAAAATAATTGGCTATTCTGAAAGCATGTTGACCCAGGACAGCATGTACTACGGAAAAAACTTTGTAAATGAAGATATCAGCATCATGACCCCAGATGAATTTAAAAATTTACAAAGTAAAGATGACTTCCAATATTTTATTGGGTTTGCACTAGATTTAAAAGAAAGAGAACAAACAATAGACTTGCTAGACGAATATGACAGCGATTGTGTAACATTTATACATGAAACTGCTAGTGTACACGAAGGCGCTGTAATTGGCAAGGGTTCATGTGTTGCCAATTTTAGTACAGTTATGCAAGGAGCCGTTCTTGGTAAACATTGCTTTGTTGAAACGTATTGCTTAATTAGTCATAACACTACGGTTGGAAATAATTGCATGTTACACAGCGGCACAATGATTGCGGGTAAAACTACTATAGGAAAAAATTGTATGTTTAATTTTAGATCTGGTGTAATGAATAAACTAGACATATGTGATAATACAGTTGTTGGCGCATTTAGTAACGTAACAAAAAATATAGACACTCCGGGAGTATATGTTGGAACACCAGCAAGAAAATTAAAATGAAATATCTAAACATATGGAATGACATACATCCTGTTACACGATGGAAAGGTGATGAGGGACTTATGAATTATCTTGTAGAAGCAGGCCAATCCGGACCAATAGGTCTAATGTGCGCTGAAGAAGCAAGTATATACAGTGTTATGCCTTTTTTAACCAAAGAACGTTTTGAAAAATTTCACGAAGTTTATACGGTCCAAGGTGGATATGATATTTCGTATTACGATGCGGTGATGAAAGACTTACCAAATCTTACTTACGAAATTTGGCCTTTTTATTTTTTATATGAAAGTTTTTATCATAATAATCCAATGAGCGGTGCTTGTAATCCAGAAAAGTTATTTCTATGTATGAACTATAAGCCTAGGATACATAGGAAAAAAATATTAGATCAGTTAGCAAGATTAAATTTGTTAGAATCTAATTATTTTACTTGGCACAATCCAAAAGAAAGCTATTATTTCAAACCTGATAGGTTTGATGAAGATTATTATGAATGGAAACATTGGCAACCTAAACAGACTTATTTAGAAGGAACAACATGGGATCAATATGCACCTCCGCCTGAAATACATAAGAGTGCAGTTAGTTTAATTACTGAATCTTTTGTAAATTGTCCATTTTTAACAGAAAAAACTTGGAACGCTATTGTCTCAAAACGACCATTTATTATATTAGGTTTTCCTGGTATACATAATTACTTAACAAGCATAGGTTTTGTTTTGTCTGATGAAATAGATTATTCATTTGACAAAATAGTCGACGATGATGATAGAATAGAAGCAATTGTAAAAGAAATGCAAAGATTAAGTTGTTTAGATATTCAAGAATTTCATGAAAAAACAGTGCAAGTAAGCGAACATAATTATTGTAATGCTATAAACATTATTAAAACAGAAAAACATTCGCATTATGTTGCAGAACATTACAAAGACGTTATAGAAAGAACAAGGTACAAAGCAAATGGGCTTTAATACAGTAGAAAAGTTTGAACATGAAATTGCACAATTTTTTGGTTCTCCGTATGCTGTTGCTGTAGATAGTTGCACACATGCAATTGAATTATGTTTAAGGTATAAAAATGTAACACACACTGCGTGTCCTAAACACTCTTATCTTAGTATACCTATGACATTTGAAAAAGTAGGCATACAATATCGTTTGATTGATGCAAAATGGAAAGAGTATTATCACTTAGCACATACAAACATAATTGATGCAGCAGTAACATGGCGCGAGAATAGTTATGTACCTAATACGTTTATGTGTATTAGTTTTCAGTTTAAAAAACATTTAAGCTTAGGCCGAGGCGGCATGATACTTTGCGATAACCAACATGACAAAAACGAATTAATAAAAATGAGTTATGATGGCAGAACGCGAGATACTAACTGGCAAGAACAAACTATTAACACAATGGGATATCATTATTACATGACTCCAGAAACAGCAAGTTTAGGGTTATCTAAGTTAGATGATGCAAAAAATAAAATGCCAAAATCTTGGTCATGGAAGGATTATCCAAACCTGTCAACTATGCCAATATTTCACGATAAATAATATACGCATATAATAGGAGTAAATTAATGAAGATTGGTTTTATAGGAACTGGTAAACTTGGAATGCCGTGTGCAGAAGCAATCGCTAGTAAAGGCCATGATGTAACAGGATACGATATTGCAGAGTGTACTAGTCATCAAGTAGTAATGTTTCCAACAATTCAAGGCGCAGTAGAAGGTAGAGACATTGTGTTTATTGCAGTTCCTACTCCGCACGACCCTGCATATGACGGAAGGGAACCAACTGCACACCTAGATCCAAAAGACTTTAATTATGATATTGTAAAAGATGTTTTAGTAGAAGCAAATAAGCATATGACCAAAGATCAGTTACTTGTACTTATTAGTACAGTATTGCCTGGCACAACACGCAGAGAGTTTATTGACCTTGTTCCTAACACTCGATTTGTTTACAATCCATATCTAATTGCAATGGGAAGCGTAGCATGGGATATGGTTAATCCAGAAATGGTAATGATTGGTACAGAAGATGGCACTGAAACTGGAGATGCAAAACAGCTTGTAGATTTTTATAAAACTGTAATGGAAAATAATCCAAGATACGAAATTGGCACATGGGACGAGTGCGAGTGCATCAAAGTATTCTACAATACGTTTATTAGTGCTAAAATAGGTCTTGTAAACATGATACAGGATGTAGCGCAGCAACAGGGCAATATTAACGTAGACGTTGTTACAGACGCTCTAGCTAAGTCTACGATGCGTATTATGGGTCCACAGTATATGAAAGCTGGCATGGGCGATGGTGGAGGATGTCATCCACGTGATAATATTGCACTACGTTATATGGCAGATGAGCTAAACTTAGGTTACGATTTGTTTGACAGTATTATGGAAGCAAGAGAAATACAAGCAAAGAATATTGCATTAGAACTAGTACAACATGCTAATGAACATAATATGCAGATTGTTATTCATGGTAAAGCATATAAGCCAAATGTAGAGTATTGTGACGGAAGTTATAGTTTACTAATTGGGCATTACTGCAAAGAGCAGGGCTTTGCACCTATATATGTAGATCCTTTAACAAACGACGAGTTTGATCCAACAGAGCCTTGTGTATTCTTACTAGCGCACAGTGCAAGTACCACATACAAGTACACCGGTAAGAATAATGCAGACAAATTATACTGCAACATTCCTAATAACAGCGTAGTAGTTGATCCATGGCGCAATTATGTAAATGCAAATTGTAAAGTAATACACTACGGTAACACGAGACATGGATAATTATGTACGACATTGTATTCATAAGTTATCAAGAACCTAGTGCAGATGAAAACTATACTGCACTAAAGGCACGATTTCCTATGGCTAAACGTGTACACGGAGTTAAAGGAATACACCAAGCACACATAAAGGCAGCAAAGAAATGCTTCACTAAGATGTTCTGGATTGTAGATGCCGATGCACTTATATTAGACGACTTTAACTTTGACTACGAAGTACCTGAGCATCAATTAGATCATGTACATGTATGGAGAGCAAAGAATCCTATTAATGAATTAGAATATGGCTATGGCGGCGTAAAACTTTTCCCACGTAAGTTAACAATTGATATGGATATTAATAAGCCCGATATGACAACTAGTATTAGTAGTAAGTTCAAAGCAGTACCTAACGTTGCAAATATTACAGCATTTAACACTGATCCGTTTAATACTTGGAAAAGTGCATTTAGAGAATGTGCTAAACTTAGCAGTAAAATAATTGACAGGCAGAAAAATAATGAAACAGAACAAAGACTTGAAACATGGTGTACAAAAGGATCTAAGGAACGCTATGGCAGCTACGCTCTTAATGGCGCTAATGCTGGCAGGAAGTTTGGGGTTTCTAATAGGAGCAATATTAGTCTTATAAATGATTTTGATTGGCTAAAGGAACAGTTTGATGTCAATACATAATAGTGAATTCTTTGATAATTTTGGACAAGTTCTAAACAAGTACCCTAATATAGATATACAAGATTTGTTTTCAAAGGGACAAATAGAATCTAAGCGATGGCTTGTAAACGAATTAGAAAAAATTAACATGGAATTAGGCACTGTGTTTATATGTGCAGGATGGTACGGTAGTCTAGCAACATTTTTATTTGAAAGTAATGTAAAACTAGATAAAATTAGAAGTTTTGATATCGACAAATCGTGTGCTGGCATAGCTGAAACATTTAACAGACTAAAAACTATGGATAATTGGAAGTTCAAAGCTAGCACATTAGATATTTTAAATATGAAATATCCTCTGCATTATGATACTGAAAAGTCAAACGGAACTGTTCAGAATCTTGTAGATATTCCTGATACTATCATAAACACAAGTTGTGAGCATATTTTTGATTTTAATTACTGGTACGAAAAAATACCTGCAGGCACAACAGTTGTATTACAAACTAATAACTATTTTGATTTGCCTGAACATGTAAACTGTAGTATTGATTTAGATGAGTTTGCTAGAGCAACACCAATGCAAAAAGTGTTGTATCAAGGTTCGATAGATTTGCCTAAGTATACTAGATATATGAGAATAGGAGAAAAATAGTGAAAGACAACCATTGTGGTTATGTTGAAAAAGGAATTCGTATAAGACTTTACGATTATCCCACCGGCCTATATGCTAATCTTAAACCTTGTTGTCATTTAAATCACGAGATAATTCCTTCCGACATATCTAAGCCTGTAAAAATAGATTCGCCAAAAGATATAATGCAGCTCATGCCTTTACAGTATTTTAGAGATTATTTTGAATCTAACGACGATTTACATCCTGCATGTTTGGCATGTAAAAATTGCGAAAATAAAGGAGTAGATAGTCCTAGAATAAAATTAAATCGAGTAACAGAATATGAAAACTATGATATAAACAAATTAGATGTTGTGTTAGGTAATAGTTGTAATTTAGCTTGTCCATTTTGTAGTAGTAATGCAAGTAGCCTAATTGATAAATTGTCTAGTAAATTGGATAAAGAAAATCGACCAGAATCGTGGATACCGTTAGTAAATAAAACAGCAGCAGGCTCTAAAAATACTTCAGATGTTGTTGCAGAAATACTAAAGCATTACAAAGTTCACACTCTTAAACTAATAGGTGGTGAACCTTTTTTAAAAGAGAATTGGGATAAAATTGGAGAAATTATTGATCAAGATTATTGTAGAGATTTACATTTAGAAGTTACTACAAACGGAACTGTTCTTAATGATGAAATTTTTTCTCGTTTAGGTAAAACTAAAAGCGCACATTTAAGGCTTAGTATTGATAGTATTGGTAATAATTATGAATTTATAAGATGGCCGCACAGCTGGAAGAAAATGGAAGCTAATATTGAATATTTGAAATCTAATATAGAGAGATTTCCAAATGTAAGTATAAGTATTACTAATTTAGTTAATATATTCAATTTTGAATTTTTACCAGAAATAGAACAATACTTTTGGGAACATAGACATTTTGTAGGATATAGTTGCGAAATAAAACCTAGTACACATTTAATGAACTATCAGAATTTACCTGCACATATAATTAATGCTGTAAAAAATGAAATAAAAACAGACGAGTTACGTAATACAATAAGTCTTGGTACAAACAATTATTCTAATGAACGTCTTAAGCATGAATTTAATGTACTGCTTACTCAACGCAAAATGAAGGCCAATGACGTAATAGGGCCAATGACTAGAGAATTTTTTAGATTGGATTGATAATGAAGTTTGGAGTCGTATTTACTAACAGGTTAAATGAAGAATATATATTAAAGTATAATGTATATAATAATTCTATTTCTACAAGATGGTACAATTTATTAAAACAACAAGTTTTAGAAATTGACAATACAGTTAAAGAACCAGATAGATTATACAATTTTCCAAACGGTGAATGGGATGAAGAGAAGTTAGTTGATGAACTAAACATCTGTATAGAAACTATAAACAGCACTAATACTGTTATACATCATACAGCATTTGTAGGAATGCCACAAGAACAATTAAATCATTTACATCATTATTTTGAAGATCTAAGAGGTGGAACACTTACGCCAGGAGATTATTGGCAAAATGCAAACGAACAACAACGTAGTGCATTAGAGCGTTATAATGTTATTATACACAGAGCAGAAAATTTTTATAGACAAACTACTACTAATTATTACCCAAGAATTGTTGTAAGATTTAGTGACAGACAACGAGTTCAATTATTAGACGAAGACTATGAACATTTTACTCTTAATAGAAAATTCGGCGAAGTATATATAAACTACTGTGAAGTTGGAAAACCACTATACGATGTTTTTAAAGACGACGACGATATAGTTGGAGAAGATAATATACGCCCTCTCAGATGGTATAGCCCAGATTTTACAGCATATTTTCACGATCGTGGTCAAAACAATGTAGACAAATTCTTAAATGCAATGGATATATGGTGGGATCAAAACAATAATTATTTAACTGCACTAGGATTTATAAAAGGGGATCCTAAAAACGCTATAGGGAATATTCCTATAGCAATGTTAGAAACTAATAGATCTAGAGAAGAAGTTATAAATGATTTATGCACTTATAACTCAATGAAAAGGGTAGAAGTTTATGAATGAGGAAGACATTGTTGAAACACATAATTTGTGTGGCGTAGAATTTAACGTATACAACGGACCTAACGCTATAAGTGTTAGCGGCGGCGCAGATAGTGCTCTTCTCTTATATTTCCTTTTAAAATACTCAAAAGATCGTTTACATATTTTTACACTTGCAGATGGAACAAAACAAATAACAGGAGCAAAATCAGCAGTAAATGTAGTTTATAAATGTGCGCAACTAACTGGCAATTATAATTTTGAACATCATATAGATTATTCGCCTGATTTTATTGATACATATATTGAACGCTTACCGTTCGAGTACTTAGATAAAAAAGAGTTTAATGTACTATATGCTGGTATTACTAATTTGCCTCCTAAAATAGATAGAATATCTTTTTCTGAAGATTTTTATCATGAAATGCGCAATCCGGATGAAAATAGAGATGTGTTTAGATACGGATTTAGTTATATTCCTTGGACAAACATTGATAAGAAAAAAATTGCAGAAATTTATAAAGAGTATAATCTGCTAGATAGCTTATTTCCAATAACACGAAGTTGTGAGTGGAATGAAATTATCGGCGGACAATCTCCTGGTATGGAACACTGCGGAGATTGTTGGTGGTGTAACGAGCGCCAGTGGGCGTTTGGTAGATTAAAATGATTGGAACACGATGAAACATTTATTTAATTTTAATGATGATTGGACATCAATAGGTGTTAAACTATCAGGTGGTGCCGATAGCGCCATTATGTATTATGCCATATGTGATTACTTTAAAGACAGAGATGATGTAAAAATTTATCCTATGACTTTAGATACTCAATTTAAAAATTGGTATAGTAAAGGTGCAAAACGTATTATAGCTAAAGTTACAGAACTAACAGGAAAAAGTCCACAAGAACATATTGTTAAGTATTCTAAAAAACACACTAATCGTCAAACAGCAGATTGGTATATAAAAGAGCAAAAAAATCTAATAATAGAAAGTCATACAAAGTTTAATTTTGATGCAGTGTACAATGGATTAACTAGTAATCCTGTTGAAGAAGATTTTTTAGAATTTATAAGACAATATTATCCAGACGATAAATTATTTGAGTTGACTAAGAAGCATATAGTAACAAGAGATTTTGATAGAGACTTAGGAAAAAACAAATATGGACAAAATGTAATTGATACAGGACATTTTATCAATATTAGACCTTTTGTTCATGGAGATAAAAAACTGATTTCTAAAGTTTATAAATATTACAATAGACTAGACGACTTATATCCTTTGAGCTATAGTTGTGAAACTAGATGGCAAGAACATAAGTTAGAACAAAAACATTTTCATGAATGGAAACATTGTGGTTATTGTTTCTTTTGTGCAGAACGTATATACGCATTTGGAAAATTAGAATGAATTTTGAAAAATTAAATCTTCCGAACTATGATATAAAAAGCATATTAGATAATATGCTTGAAGATAAAGTTGTGCATTGGACAGATTTAAATCAAATTTGTATCAATACTGTAAAAGGCGAGGAAGATAATTTTTTATATGGAGCAGGAAGTTTGTTTTATGATTGGTCCAATGGTGAAGAAGTTTATGACGAAAAAGGTCATATGCGCCATATACCTGCTAAAAGAGAAACACCGTTAAAAGAAGCAGACTTTACAAATTTGTGTAACGTATTTAAAAATACTGTGTTTGAAGATCTTTACAATGTATTAAAAGAAAATTATAATGTAGGCAGAGTTAGACTAATGAAAAGCCCACCTAAGACTTGTTTAAGTTGGCACGTGGATGATACTAAACGCATACACTATCCTATTAAAACACAAGAAGGTTGTTTTATGATCATTGAAGAAGAAATAAAACATCTTCCGCAGCATACTTGGTGGCTTACTAATACTTTAGTAAAGCATACTGCAATGAATGCTAGTCTCGAAGATCGCGTACACCTAGTAGCCACATTACTCAAATAACACACTTCTACACCATAAATATTCTATAGCCATGACATACGATGAATTTAAACATAACTTTCTAACCTGGGCAATAGAATATATAGAGCCTGTGCAAGATAACGGATATCCAGTATGTCCGTTTGCTAAAACAGCTAGGTTGAAAAATGAAATACAATTTATCGATGCAACTCAAGACGTATTTGATGCTTGTGCAAAGTTTGACAACAAACAGTATAAACTAGGAGTAGCCTGGTTAAATGATAATTTATTAAATGTTGATCAAGTAATAAAAGAATTAACAGCAAAAAATGACAATCTTCTGTACTTTAAAAGTACTACTAATAGCGGTCATTTTGTTAAAAACTTTACAAACTGTATTTTTATACAAGACAAAGACGATATTAACAAAAAAAGAGCATACTTGCAGACTACAGATTATTATCAAAATTGGCCTGAGCACTATTTAAAAGAGATAACCGAAAATGCCTAATGTAGAACAAATGTTTAGTATTCCAATTTACAAGAAAAATTTAGGAGACTTAAATCTTCAAAGTTTTCGGCAACGAGTATTAAAACTTATGGATGTAGAAGACTACGGCGATCATATAAGCGTAGTAGGTATGAAAGACGGTAATACAATTAATACATATGGAATTGAACGCCATATGCAAACTTGGAAAGAGTCTGATCTACTTGTAAAAGAAGTTAATACAGCCTTAGCCGAGTACTGGAAAGAACTAAACTATCATCCTGACCTTCAGCCGTACATACAAGAAATGTGGGCAACGTTAAGTACACGGGGAGGATTTGTCCCCAGTCATTTTCATGGTCCGACGCCTATTACAGCCGTGTTTTATCTAGATAAAACAGATAACGCAGGCGATCTAACATTACAACATCCGTTAGAAGCACTACTAGGTTCGCAACCTATAAACTTTCCGTTTGATGAGTTTGCACAAACTATGAATGTGCAGCAAAACGATCTAATGATGTTTCCGGGATATATTAGACACTTTACAGAAAAAAATAAAACTGATAGTATAAGAATCAGTATAGGGATGAATATTGGTTCTAAAGGAACTTATGTATCGTCGCAATGGAGTCAAGTATGATTTGGACAGAATGGGGGAAATTAAAAGAAGTAGTAGTTGGAAAAGTTTACGACCCTGACGAAGTAGAGTCTGACTTTCTTAAAAAAGTATTAGAAGAAACAGAAGAAGATTTTCAAGTATTAAATAAAATCTTCAAAGATGCTGGAGCCAAAGTACGTAGACCAGATAATGTTTCTTTGAATGAAATTAAAACTAATCAATGGGCAACTAAGTATCCATTGCCTGCAATATGTCCTCGAGACTTCCATATAGTATACGGAAATAACATATTGTCAACGATAGGCGGCGATCCAAATCGATACCTTGAAAGTTTATTTTTCTATAATATTATGAACGAAAAGGCTAATGAAGGACGCAACTATATAAGTATGCCTAAGCCGCTACTTCCGAATCATTATGCAAACTACGCCGATCATGATAATATGCCATTATATCATGCTGCAAATATTATAAAGTGTGGCAACACATTAATCCATTCTAGGCCTCATGATACTCAAGAATATGCAGATCGACCTATTAATCAAAAAGGTCGAGGTACTAACGCAGGATTTAATTGGGTTAAGAAAAACATTGGGTACGATGTTAACTGGGCCGAAGTTCCTGCTGCTGGACATGTAGATGGAAAGATGGCTTTGTTAAAACCTGGATTATTAATGATTCACGATGAAAGTCTTGTACCTAAAGAGATGCAAGATTGGGATAGAATAGTAGTTGACAAACATGAATTACCCCAACATGTAAAAAATAGAATTAGAAATGACTTTTACAACGAAGTTATAATGAAAGATATGCCACACTGGGTAGGATTTGAATACTTACCTATGGAAACAATCTTTGATGTTAATGTAGTAAGTATTGACGAGAACACTGTAATAACAAACGGATATAACAAAGAAATCTTTAATAAATGTAAAAAATATGGTATTGAGTGCATACCTTTTGATTTCCGCCATAGATTTTTCTGGGACTGCGGAATACATTGTATAACATTAGATCTTGCTAGAGACGATAAGATGGAAAACTTTTTGTCATGAACGAATTAGTAGTTATAGTAAATCCTGCAAGAGACCATTATGATGTAGTTAGAGAAGTCTTTAACAATTATACATACAAGATATTAATACTTTGGTCGTCTGAAGAGGACAAAAATACAATACATAACAAGTACAGAAAGGATGATACGAGTTTTCACTACGAAGAAGTTTATACTAAAGAAGTAATAGATCGATATGCGCAAACGCATAAAATAATTGCCTGTATTCCCAGTGGAGATGATAGCGTTGATCTTGCATTAAAACTTCAAAATCGTTATGTACCCAAAAAATCAAATTCTCTAGAAACAATTGATATAATCAAAGATAAAGAATTGTATTTAAATTTACTTAGAGAAAAAGGAATTGTTACTACAAGACAGTACAGTCTTAATAATATAGAAGAATATCCTGTAGTTGTAAAACCTAAAGAAAGTCGTGGCGGAAGCGAAAATGTATACTATGTGAATAGTCTATCTAGTTTACCATCCTTAAATTCTAACGATTATATAGCACAAGAATATATTGATGGTCCGGAATATACAATAGATATTGCAACAGCATCCGGCGAACATCATTTATTACTTGCTACAGAGTATAGTAAAAAACATGGATCGTTATGGCAATATAAAGAATCGGTAATGAATTATACAGAGAATAGATATTTCATTGACGAATTGTACGAGTATGTATGTTTATGTTTAGATGCGTTAAACTGGAATTTCGGTGTTACTTGCGCACAAGTAATAGTAGATGAGAAACACAAAATACATCTAGTTGAAATAAATTTTAGGAAACACGGACACATAAGTGATCACGGAGTTTATCTATCTTCAGGCATAAAACTATCTACACATGTTAGTAATTTATATTTAAATACTGATAAATTTAAAAACAGAATTTCTTACTACGATTATAATCAGCCATATGAAAGATTCTGGGTTAATGTAGAAAGTTCTAAGTATATTGAAAGTATTAACTGGTCGATGTTAGAAGAGATTCCTAGCTTTATTGGAAAAATAGATCACAATATACTTTTTAATTTACCAAAAAAAGTTAATCCTTCGACTAGTATGTTAAGTAGTCTAGGTATGGTTTCTTTATCAAACTCTGATTTGGTACAATATGATAAAGATATAGAAGCATATAATAATTGGTGGAATACATATAAATGATATTTACTGAATGGGATAAGTTAACAGAAGTTGTAGTAGGTTCTACATATGATTTAGAATCGTTACAGCAATTTGACGATAACAAGTTTATAGATGGAATGGCTAAAATTTTAGAGGAAACAGAACAAGATTTTTCTAAACTCTCTGACATATTTAAAAGTTATAATGTTAAAGTACATAGGCCTAAAAAACTGCCCTTATTGAAAGAAAACACTAGAACTTGGAATTCAAAGTATCCTTATCCTGCAATATGTCCTAGAGATTTTCATGTTGTGTACGGAAATACAATACTAGGTACTATCGGTGGAGACTGTAATAGATATACAGAAAGCGATTACTTCTTAGACATTATGCTTAAAAAATTCAAAGAAGGACGCAACTATATAAGTATGCCTAAGCCGCTACTACAAAGCGACTACAAGGAGTACGAACAACTAGAAGGCCAAATACTATGGCATGCAGCAAACATTATTAAGTGCGGCGACATGTTGTTACACACGCAGCCTTATGCACCGGGGCAGCACGGAAGAGGAACATATGCAGGATTAGACTGGATAAAACGTAATATAGGCTATGATGTTAAATGGGCAGAAATACCTAGAACAGGACATGCAGACGGAAAAATTGCACTAATCAAACCCGGACTGCTATTCTGTTGGGATCCTAGTGCAATACCAGAAGAATTAAAAAGTTGGGACTATATTAAACTAGAACGCAAGCCGCTACCTGATTATTTTAATGATATTAAAATCCAGCACTTTTACAAAGATAAAGTCACAAGTTGGTTAGATCATTGGATCGGTTATGTAGACGAGACTGTGTTCGATATTAATGTAGTAAGCATAGATGCTAATACTGTAATAACTAATGGTCATGATCCTGAAGTAGAACGTAAACTTAAAAAACACGGTGTTGATATGATACCTTTTGATTTTCGACATAAGTACTTTTGGGATAGCGGATTACATTGCGTAACACTAGATTTAAGTAGAGAAGGCGAACGACAGTCTTATGTATAATATTGTAATAAACACACCAGAAGCACTAGTAATAGATGATTTCTTACCTCAAGACATTTGGGATAAAATTTGGAATCAAGTACAAGTTGACAAATGGAGTCAAACAGGTGCAGATGATAAATTTTGGCATTACACTGACGGCGCAAACTATAAAAATAATAAACGTTGGCTCACTGAAGGTCCTTTTAATGACAACAGTGATCTGTGGTTTAAACACTTTACAGAATTTCTTAATAAATGCCCCGAAGCAAAACCTTTTGCTAAAGACTATATAGAAATTGCGATGCGCTGCCATGCATATCCGGTCAACAGTAAAAACCCGTGGCACAACGATTTAGGATTTACAACTTACACTTATTATTTACACAGACACTGGCAAATAAATTGGGATAGCACACTCCTTATATGCCCCCTTGGAAGTGTAGACTATCAGCAAGTTCTTCCTTTAGAAGAAGGTACTGTGCATCACGACTGTTATACAAACACTAGCAGTCCTATGGAAATGTTTCAGCAAGCTGACAAATATAAACCTATTATAGATTACGGTCTCGGAATGTTTGTTAGCCCTAAGCCAAACAGATTAATACTAATTAATAAAAGAGTTGTACACGGAATAACTAGAGTTGATTCTGATGCAGGCGAGAACATGCGTGTAACACTTACTGGGATGATAATGGAAAGTGATTGGAAAGAAACTAATGATTTATTTTAAGGAATTTCCAGAATTAAATTGGACACCTGAATTAGGCCAACAATATCTTTTAGATAATTTACCTAATCCGTTTAATACAAACGAACCGCAAGTTGATGATATAATGAAAGCTGACAAGGGATGGTTTCATATTGGTCCAGGAGGCATACAAATGCATTATTGTGGCAGCAATGACCCTCGTTTTGAATGGTTTAAACCTATTACAGATAAGTTAGCTATTACACCTAAATATGCAGCATTTATTAAAAGTGACGCAGGAACTGGTCCTATACATGTAGATATTGAATCAAGAGTTGGAGCATTAAACTTTCCGGTATACGGCGAATGGGACAAAAGTTATGTTAAGTTTTGGGATTCTGAAGAAGGAAACTATGAAGTTAGTGAACGATGGTATCCTAGTACAACCTGCGGCGGATTGTTTAGAGCCACAGAATGGCACCAAGTTATTAATGAAAATTCTGGATCTAGGATAGTTTTAAGTTTTCACTGGGACGATAAATATAGTTTTGATTATTTGTGTGATAACCTATTAAAGGAGCAGTAATGCGTATAAGAAATATTAAAGATGTGATTGTACCTTTTAGACCTCCAGAAATACATAATGATATTATGAATTTTCCTATGGGAGAGTACTTCTATTTTGATCAAGATTGGGATATAAAAACACGATTTAAAGCAATAGACAGCTTCTACAGCACATTCGAAACTTGGGTCGGCATCAAACTACCAAACTTTGGAAAATATGCTGTAAACGGCAGTACAGAAGCTATAACGCAGTGTTTAATAGCATTATCCCATACAAATAAAAAACTTGCATTGGTTGAAAACGAATACAGATGGTATCCTTTTATTGCAAAGAAGTACGGTATTGAAATTGTTTGGGTTAACACTGTTAAAGATCTAACAGACAACTGCGTGTTTGTAACTAGTGTACCGTTCTGTAGAGATGGTAAAGTACATGAATTACAACATCAACTATTAGAAAAGTGTCATCAAGAAGATATCGAATGTTGGTTAGATTGTGCATATTATGGTGCTAGCAAGCCCGTCGAATTTAAAATACCTAAAAGTGTAACTAATATATTTTTTAGTTTTTCTAAAAACTTTGGATTGGCACTCAATAGACTAGGCCTATGGTATTCTAAAGAATATGTAATAGATAAAGGATTATTAAATGATGTAGCATACTTGCCTATTGGTAATATGACGCTTGCCACTATGTTGATGAAGAAGTATCCTAATGATTATTTGTGGAATAATTATAGAGAACTACAACTACAATGTACCGATACACCTACTGATTTAATCTTTATGAGCGAATCCGAATGTCTTAGTGGAAAGATGACTGAGCTTGTAAAGGAAAGGTATCAAGGCCTTTAAAGTTAGTCCATGCTATATTTTGCCAACAACTACTGTTCGGGTTCTTATCGTTGCATACTAAAAAACGATCTTTTTCGTATAACCATTTAGAATCTAAAAAGTTATTAGCATCTTGTGCAAAGCGTTTACAGAATCTGTATGTATTAAACTGTCGACTTATAAACGCAAAGTCAAAGTGCTCTTTAGCAAATTCAATTTGACTCTTTAACATTGTTAATGTAGTCTCAGGAATACCTACTGCTGTATGCTTTTCCCGCAATAAAGGGCTTACCATTAATCTGTTTAATACTCGCCCGCCGCCATTAAACATATCTCTTTTTATTATAGTGCTTACTTCAAATGGCTGATTGTATTTGTAAATAATACTTATAAACAACGGGTCGTCTTTAAAAAAATTATCATATGTATAATTTGCTGATAACTTATCATCTTGCATTTGTGACATTAAAAATTCAACGTCATCTTTAATTTGATAATATTGATCTATAGTGACATTTTTAAAGTTGTACTTGTTCATAAAAACTGTTTACTAGAGTTTGGATACATAGTAAAGTCTTTAGCAGACTTCATTAGAACTTCTCTAAATCTTTTATTATGTAATCCTTGTATTCTAAGATTGTATCTAGTTTCAATACCTTTATTAGTAGTACCGTGTGACTTGCTTTGATTGCAAAATATTACAGATCCTTGCTGATATGGTAATTCAACACCATCATGCCATGCTGTAACACCTTCGGGAAAGTTTAGTTCTACTAAAAAACTGTTAAGCATGTTATATGTATTTTGTGTATTTAAAAAATCGAAGTCTTCGTGAGGCACATCTGTATGTACAGGAACGTCACCGTCTGGACCTAGTTTAGCAATTTTAATATAACTAAACTGCATATACTGTCCTATTTCTTGTTTAATCCATGAAACAGTATTTGGCATTAAATCAGCTAATTGGGTCCATTTATGATTACGTAAGTTTCTAAAACTTTCCATGTATGTTTTAAGATCTTGATTAGGAAGTATCCCTTGTGTAAGAATATCTTTATAATCGCCTGTGCTGCTAAACAAAGTTACGGCTTCCCAACTTTTCTGATTGTCAAAGTGTTCGCCTATTCCGACAGCACCTTTTTCTTGCATTTCTTTATATTGTTCAGGATCACGTTCTTCTAAAAACATACTTTCAACAGAATGTATTTCCTGCATAATTTGATCTACAGGACATTTAGAAAACATTGGTGTTATATCTACCCAACTTGTATTACTTACATAATCAAGGTAGTTTGACATTTACCTTTTCCTTTAATTTGCCTGTAAAAAGATCTTCCCAGAACTCTTGTCCAAACATACCTTTACGTCCATATGTTTCGTTAAATGCAGTGAATATAGCTTTGTCAATATCTCGTATACGTTCGTGCGATGGCGTAATTTCTTCGTTATGAAATCCAACATGTTTCATTTCATCGTCAATAATACCTTGTGTAATTTTTTTATAAAGTTCGTTATTGCCATTGCGCATATAATAGCGATATAAAAACAATGCACGTTTTTCTACAATCCAACTTAATGCACTAAATTCTTCATCGTTGCTAGGATAAAATTTACCTAGCTCTCCGTATATTGCATGTTCTATGCTTTTACTTGTATCTTTGTAATAGTCTACGTTCTGTTTACGCAATGCACCTTCGCACATTAAAGTATGCTTGTGCTCGTCTTCAATTTGCTCTAGCCATTCTTTGTTGTCTGAATCTGCATAATTCTCAGTCATATATTCGAACAACCATTTTTCACTGACATATGCAAAGTTCATATAGTAATCATCTGGTGTCATTTTATAAATATCCTTTCAATTATCCAGGCACTAGGATCTAATTCCCACCATTTGTGACCATGTCTATGATCAGAAGATTTGTAATGATGATAGTTGTGCCACCCTTCGCCTAAACTTAATAAACATGCTAACGGACTGTTAACGCTGTCGTCATTTGAGTCAACTACTTTATATCCCGCCCAACTATAGTGAGGAATTACTCCAATTGCAGCAGCGCCATGAAAACTTAAAACCGCTGGAAATATAAATCCCCATATTAAAATCATAGGCTCAACTAATGCTAATACTATGTAAATACCTACAATTATTTTAAAATAGTTGTTGTGTATAAATTTAACATCCTTATCTCTTAGCATATCGCTTACTAATCTAGGGCTGATGTTTGCTTCTGGGTACAAACTACTCCAGCTTCTTACAGCACCAATTTCTTTTGGATTCTGTATATCTTTTTCAGTGTCACTAGTTTTGTGGTGATGTCGATGTAGCGCAGCCCAACTTAAAGGACTCCCAAAACATGCAAGTACACTTACATATTTTAAAAACTTATCACGCAATGGTCCAGTTTCAAAACTTCTGTGAGACAAATATCTATGCATAGATATATTTGCTGCAAACAAACCTACAAACAAATACATTACTAATCCTAAATATAATAGTGACCAGTTGTGAGTATAGTATATCCCAACTGCTAATACTATGTGGTTAATTAATGTAAGTAGTTGTACTTTTGTTCCGTAATTCATTTTTTTATGGCTCTAATTATCCACGCAGGCGGATCTAATTCCCACCAACGTTCTTGATTGTTCCATGCTTTACTGTTAGCATGATGATTATTGTGCCAACCTTCACCTAGTGTAATTAAACTCGCTATCCAACTATTACGACTTTCGTCATCAATATCGTGGGTTTTGTAGCCATGCATATGTGCTATTACAATAATTGCACTTGTGCTATGTAAAACTAAAACAGCTGGAATAGCATATACATATACAATATATAATGGATTAATTAGTGCAAGTATTAGCACGTATAAAGAAATGATATGCAAATAATATTTGTGTGTTAAACGGTAAAATTTTATTTTACGTAAGTCTCTAGATAGTTTAGGGCTTATATGGGGAACTTCCCACAAACCAAACCATGCTTTAAACCAACCAAGATGATATGGACTATGCACATCTGTTTCTTTTTCTGCGTGTCCGTGATGGTGCCTATGAAGAACACTCCATGCAAGTGGACTTCCTATAGACGTTATACAGCCAATTATCGCTAAAAAATATTCTATAGGTTTATATGTTTCAAAACTGCGATGTGATATTAGTCTATGGAACCCGATGTTTATACCGAGAACTCCGATTATCCAATAGACAACTACGCTTAACCATAGTAATGACCATGCACTATTAACCGCACTATAATAAATGCCATATAATGTAAGTAAATGAGTTAAAATTTGAAGAGATCTTACAACAGTATTATGGTTCATAACGGCTCCAGTTTATATGTTATTTATTAATATAAAGGAGCAATGTTAATTATAATGGTTTAGCTATAACTTAGTTTAAGTTAACCCACGCAGTTCCGTCATAGCCTTGGAATTTAGCACCTGTTGTATTAAACACCATCATACCTGCTGCTGGAGCAGTAATAGCTGCATCACGAGCTGCATCGTCTGCATATACTCCCGGAGTAATTGAGCCTTCAGCTTTAATATCTCCGTTAACGTCAAGTTTGGTGCTAGGATCGTCTGTACCTACACCAAAATTGCCTTCCCAAGTAACAGTAAAGTTGTTGTCTGAAGTAGGATTACCAGCACCGTCAATAGTACCCATGCTAATTTTTGTTTTTAGATATGGATCTGTACCGTTTTGCTGTGCTGTTGAATAGATATAAGATCCGGTACTTTGGAAGTCTCCGTCGTTTTTGTCTACACCATCAAAGAATATTGCACCAATATCTGTTTGTGTTGCGTCTGCAACTGGTTCTTTTCTAAATAGTCTTAAATTTACTTCATTGTTTTCTGCAGATACAAATTCAATGTCTTTTACCTCACCCGTGAATGGGTCAGCCAAGCTAGCTGTAAGTACAGAAGCATTAATAATATTAGCTGATAGTATACCTGTTTCACCGTCGATAATTAAACTACTGTCTGAACTATAAACACTACCTACGACATCACCAAACAGCGTACCACTATCGTGATTTAAAAGAATTTGTAAATCTGGGCCAACAATAGTTCCCTTTACAGAACCATCTACATTACCAATAAATACTGGGTTAGTGCCGCCCTGTATAATAGTTTGACCGTTTTCACCACGTCTTAGATCACCAGTAAAATTATCAAGTACAGTATATGTATTAGTAGGATCTCGAACATCTACTAGAGCAGTTTTAGCAAACTCGTCTACGATAAGATTACCTAATATATCATATAAATCGCCTTGTAGATTGCCTCTTAATGTATTGTTAACTGGGTCTACTAAGATAGAACTATCTGTTCCTATAATTGTTAATTCGTACGAACCGCGAGCCTTTAGAATTTTATCTGCAAAGGATGATAACGGTCTGTTACTCCATACTCCTCCATCGTGGATTAATGCATCTCCATTTTTTGGTGAACCGTTATAGATAACTCCGCCTATGTCACTTACTTGTAACCCATTTACGGTAGATGTGATAAGGTCTGATGAATCTCGATTGGACCAACTTACGCCATCATAAGCAAGTAGATCACCTGACGATTCACCTGTAAATATTACATCTATTAAATCTTCTATATTTAATGCAGACTGACTATTTGTAAAATCACCTGTTGCGGCATTATATACTAGTAAATCGCCTTGTTTTAGATTTTGTAAGTTTGTGTCTAGTAAACCAAAAATAGTGTTAGAAACGTCACCGGAGGAAGCAACAAGTATTCCGCCTTGTGTCTCGCCGTCGCCTACATATAAAGATTTTGTATCTGTAACATACACTAACTCGCCTTCTACAGGTGTGACGAGCTGACGTTCTGCATCGGTTCCTCTTCTTAGACGTAATGCCATTATTTTTAACTCCTGGTTCTACTTATTATATATATTTATCTAATTACTGATATTACTTACGTTTCTTCATAAAAGTTTTTGTTCTTGATTTTATATCAGAAATTAGAGCAGGAGCATCGAGTTGAAATTCTACTTGCACTATAGTATCATTATATTCTGCAAAGAACTCTTCTAGAGCATCTTCTATAGGCATCTCAGATTGGTCATCATCTGTAAGACCTTCATGTACGTCTATCATCCAAACCTTACCATCTGTAAAAGTTACATTAACAGCTTTTAGATATTCTGCAGGTACTGCTTTAATCTCTATGTCTTTGAGTACTTCTGGCCATTGCTCTACAATGCTAGGTGGCAGTTTATCAGGCACTTTCTTCAGACTTTGCTTTAACTTTCTTTTTTGTAGGTACTAGTTGTTCAGCTTGTTCGCGTAATTGTTTAGCTTCCTTAAACATTGCATCAGCCTGAGATCTGTATTGTGCCGCAAGATCTTCGTCGGTAAGTACTCCTGCAGGCTCTGTTGGGCTTACAGTTGCCGTTGATGTTGACGGAGTTTCTGTTTCTTTGTTACCTGGAACTGCTAAGTCGTTAACTGTTACACCTCTTTGTTCTGCAATTACTGCATTCAACTCAGACAAGCGTATAACAGTTTTTGAATTAGGTGTCATTTCAACATCAGCAGTTTTAACTTTAACCATTTTACCTGTAGTGTGAAATGCACTTAACATCACTTTTCCATCAGGTAGTCTAGTTCTAGCCATTGCGTTTGCTAAATGCTCTTCGTTTTGACCTGCATCTGATTCCACTAACTTCATAAGCGCATCATGTTCTTCGGCCATTAAGTTCTCTGTAGTAACTACAATACAGTTTTCTGGTTCAGCCGGAACAACTCTGTATGCTACTATGATTTTTCTTTGATTGTTAGCCATTCTACCAACATGTTTCATATTATTCATCTTTATTCTCCTAACCTTGTTGAGGTTGTGCTTGTGCAACAGCGCCTAAAAACTGTTCTAGTTTGTTATAAACTTGTCCTACAGTTACCATTTCGTTTGGTTTAAATGCACCACGCTGGCTTGCAACATCGATAATACTCTTTAAAGCCTGCAAATCATTTACTGTTAGATCTGGTGCAGAGCCTTCTTGAGCAGGTGCATTAGCAGATTGCGTTGCTGGTTCTTCTACGTTAATTTCGTCGCTCATATTTTATCTCCTATATAATTATATATGCGCATATTATTTAGTTGTATTTCAAATGTGGACATGCCAACATGAAATAACTCATTTCTTTACTATCTTCAAAGCCAACCGTAAGTTGTATTAATCTAGAATTTTTTTTGTCTAAGCATAAATTTTTACCAACAAAAAAACGCTTTTTTAAATTTTTACTAATCCATTTAGCTAATGATTCTTCTAAATTGAATTTCATTGGTAATGTAATATAGTCAAAATGAGTTGGTGGAAAATCTACTTGACGTAGATTTAAAATTTCTAAAGTATTGATTGGTTTATTTTTAATCATGCCGCTTCGTCATAAACAACAGTTGTGCCAAACGGTGCTTGAATATTTTTATTGTGATTACTGTGAATAACAAACACTGTATCACAGTAATCTTCATCACCCCATGAATCCCATGCATACCCATCTGTAAACATAAGGAACTTCTTAGGCTGAATGTCGTTTTCTTTCATATAAGTCCAGTTAACCATAAAGTCGGTACCGCCACCGCCCATCACTTCATATTCTAGAAGGTCTTCACCGCCGTCTGCACTAAAGTCAGCTTCGTTGTAAACGGCTGTATCAAAACACCACAATTTAATTTTATAGTCTTTGTATTCTTCCATGATACCGTTAACTTCTCCTAAGAAGTCTTTTGCCTGTTTGTTGCCAATCGAGCCTGACATATCTATACTAATACATAAGTCAATAGTTTCATCAAAGTTCATACCAGGAAGAACAGCGGCAGTATGCCATCCTTTTCTAGATGGACGACTAAATGTGTAATCACTTTTAATAATACTTTGAATCTGCTGTCTTAGAATTTCTCTCCAATTCATTTTTGGTTCTGTAAATTCTTGTATGATACGTTGGACACCAGATGGTAAATTACCTGCTCCTGCACTCTGTGCCGCAGTAATCATATTCTCTTTAATTTCATCACGTATTTTTTTCAAGTCACCTTTAGTGTATTTAGGTTGCTTTTTACTTACACCATTGCCGTTAGAATCTTTTTCTTCCCCTGCATTGCCGTCGGCTTCTCCGTCGCCACCTTCTGGATCTAGATGCTCGTCTAGTAGTTCTCCTAACTGTTGCAGTTCTTCTTCATCATATTTGTTAAAAATATCATCGTAGACTTCTTCTGAACTCCAGCCTTCGTATTTGAAATCTTGAAAACAATCAACAATACTAGGTTTTTCGCCAATTCTATCTCTAACAAGAACATTGTTTACAATGTAGTCTTGTGCGATATTACTGATTAGAGGATCTAGATTTCGGTCTTGCCAAGTACGGCGTTCTAAGTGATCGAAAACACAATGTAAAATTTCGTGTGCAATAACAAATTCAATTTCTTTATTGTTCATTGCATTAAAGAATTGTGTGTTGTAGTATAAATTTTTGCCATCTACAGCGGCTGTGGGTAACCAATCATCTGCGGCTAAGATGCGTAGACGTGTTGCCATGTTACCAAAAAACGGATGACGTAAGAGCAAACCTACACGAGCTACGATAATACGATCGTATACTTCCACACGCATTTCTTCTAATGCTTCTGGAGTAATATCCGGGTTTGCTTCCCAGTTTTTTAGTTTGCTTGCAGTTTTTTCTGTAGACATTGCCCTACTCACTTTTCTAGTTTCTATACATATAGTATAACATTAATCATATAGGTTGTCAACCAAGAAATAAAGAACGAGCCCAAAAGAACTCGTTCTTTATGTATATTATGCAGACTGTGCAGCCTTAATATATTTGCCATATCGATCATGAAACTCGTCAAAGCACTCTACTTCATCTGGATCAATTGGAAGTGCATATTGCGTAAGAGCAAGTTTAATACCCATAACAACTAGTTCAGTGTCAAAGTTATCCATTGCAAAGCGCAGGAAATTGTTAACTTTGTCGTCAAACTTTTTATCATTTTTATCTGATGCTTCTTTAAGTTCGTAACACAAAGATACAGTAAGCGAGTACATAGCACTAATTTCTTTGTTATGTAACTCTTTTACTTTACCTGCAAGTATGTCACTAGGGTTTGGCATGTCAGCCGCAACCTTGCGGTGTGCCATAAACTTTACAGCAAGTCCTTCACCAACAGAACCTGATACAAGATCAGTAGTTGTATTTTCATCTAAGTCATCTTCAATTAACTCGCTTACGAACGACCAAGAACGAGGTGTTGCAAAAGAACGACTCGGACTCTTAGGATCAAAGTCATATAAGTCTTTTTTACTAAACTGCAAATAACCTACAACGTCTTTGTTGATTTTATTTTCAACTGCCCAGTCAAACCAATCATCAAAGGATACAGCAAGTTCTAAGTGTACAAAGCGGTTAGCCAACGGTGCTGGCATTCTGTATGTAACACCTTTGTCAGCTTCACGGTTACCCGCCGCAACAATCATTACGTTGTCTGGCAGTTTATAAGTACCTACCTTACGGTTAAGAATAAGCTGATATGCCGCTGCCTGTACAGCTGGCGCCGCTGAGTTCATTTCGTCTAAGAACAATACAATGTTATCATATTGTTTAGCGAACTCTTCTGAAGGAAGTTCAGAAGGCGGAGCCCATTGCATTGTACCAGAATTACTATCAAAAAATGGAATACCTTTGATGTCAGTTGGATCCCATAATGACAAACGTACATCAATTAAATGAGAATTAACTAAACTTCCTGTAATCTGAGCAACAATATCAGATTTACCAATACCTGGAGGTCCCCACAAGAAGATAGGACGTTTCTTAGTTAGTGCGTGTTTAATAGAGGATTTAGCAGTGTTTGGTGTAACAGTACGAGACGTAGTTTCCATTTTTGAGCCCTTGTGTTTTTAGTAAGTATGTATATATAATAGCATCTATACAGCAAAAGTCAACCATTATCTTAAAATAGGGTGATAATTTTCCTTATAATAATCAATAACTTGCAAATTATGTTGAAAAATATCCTCCATTTCTATGAGTATTTCCTGCATTTCTTCTATGGTTAATGTGTCGATATAGTCGATTAGATCATATATCTTTTCCATTCTTTTGAAATGATCAGTAGTAGTATCATAATCCTCACTCCACCATTTATCAAACGTTTTATAACCTAATTTGCGCATATATTGTAAAGTAAACGGCGGAGCAACTAATACAAATGGTCTTTTACACTGCATAGTATGCATAGTTTTTTCGCTAAAATTTCCTGTAGGTTGTGCAAATCTAGTTTCTGTAACTATACCAACAAAGGTTTCTAGTAGTGAATTGTAAAAATCTCTACTAATCTGCGCCTTTTGATTTTGATTATTATTTGGATATTTTACTGAAAATACATCGTGTGTATTAGTTTTATCAATATTGTGATCAATTTCAAACTTTGTTTCGTTTAGTATCTTATTGCCTTTATGTACCTGAGGCATATATTTTTTATCAACTTTTATAAATTCAATATCAGTAGTATTAAAATACCAACTGTAATGACCTTCTTTGTTTGCAAGATAGCACATTATAGCATGTCTAGCAGGCGTATATCTCCAATTAGGACAGTGGAATTTTTTTACTATAGGAATAAAAGGCCATTCAAATTTCCGGCGCTTATAAACACTTTGCAAAAATACATCAAAACAAAACAAGTTAAGTCGATTATATTGTTTTTTATATATTTCATTTACATTGTAATCACAGGTATAAACATTAATTGTAATGTCTAGAAGTTCTGCAAGTTTTTGTATTTCATCAAATTCATCACAATACAATCTATCGTGTTCTTCTTGAGTATAATTTATTTCATTATAGAATACTCGATTTTTTACTTTCTCGTCGTATTCCCATGTATAAGATGCTAACACTTCATATAAGTAAAAATCCACTCCTGTAGATTTTAATTTTCTTATTTTTCTGTGATTCATTAATAATGACAAATTTAATTTATTGTGTGCTGTGGATACTACGTAAGGCTTATCACTAGGAAGTCTTTCTGTCCATTTGCCCTTCCCCCAACTATGATTTGGAGGAGTTTTGAATGGAAAATTATAAAAAAATAATTGATCCATATGGTCGCTCATAATATAGTTCCTGTTATTTGTAGCGTATACCTAGGATCAATTCCTATATTACTTGCGGCGTGTACTACATCCCCTTTCCATAAATAGTAATCTCCTGCCTTCCAATTTGTACATCCTGTATTATCTATTTCAAAGTAATGTCCTGGCTTCCAATCTTCTAAAAAAACTATTGCACGATATACATCATTGTATTCTACATCAAAAACTTTACAATATGTATTGTAATGGTCAGAATGAGTAGGCATGATATCATTAGTATCCATACGGTAGATTACATGGCCGCAGTTTTTTAGATCTAATATATCAGAAACCTTGTGTATCCAATTAGGCATTACATTTTTGCCACCATACATAACACCACTAAAACTTTTGTGATCATATCCTTGTGAACGCCATAAATTTATTTCGTCTTGCGAAATAGGTTGCTTCACAAAGTTATAATTTTTGTAACTATCGTCCCATATTGGGTATACATTTCCACTAGACCACTGCACGTTCAATATCCAATGTTACACAATGAAATCCACCACCTAAAGTACGTTGATGCCTAGTTGGCAACATAGCACAATCAATACCATGCTTTTCTAACTCTTTTCTTAAACTATGTTGGTTTTCTTCTAATACTACTAAGTGAGGATTTATACTAAACAAATTCATATTAATCCATGTACTAGCATTATTATAATTACCATAGTAGCCTATGTCTGTGGGCTCTGGACACATAATATAGTCCCAACTTCTAAACGGCTCTGGTAGCACGTTTACATCTTTTATTCTACTAGGATTAAGTAGCATTAAACCCTCTCTTAGAAACGCTACAGTGCTGTCTATGTGCATGTATGAGTAAACACCTTCTAATGTATGTACACTTGTTGTAGAAAGTGCATCTTGTAAGATTTGTGCTCCTAATTTATTTCCACTGTTACTTACGAGGTATAGTACATGGTCATCTGCACGTATTATATTAGCAGCATCAAATGCAGGACAAGTTTCATTTAGTGCCAATACTTCTTTATTGCCAATACAGTCTAAATTATATAAACTATCAGGCATTAAACTTGATAAATCTATTGGATTATGTAAATGGTGTTCAAATGCTTTCCATTCATTACTTCTTGCACGTATAGGCATTGGAGTTGCAATAGTTCTATTTCCGTGTATAAACACACTGTCTCTAGGACAATAGTTGTAATAAGAACAATCTGTTGCGTTTGGTCTTAATACTTCTATACTTTCTTTTTTAAGAAAGTCTACGAATATATTTAAATCTTCGTTTGCTTCGTCTATTACTTGTTGTGGATATGTACCAATTTGAATATTACTTACATCATCTAAGTGTGCGTAATTGACTGTACGCACACTTTTATCTATAGCAGAAACTTTTGCATTATCTGCTATTCCTACAATAACCTTTTTAAGTTGACTCCATTCATTAGAAACAGTCATTCTCGTGCTTACCTATTCATTGCTTTTGTTATACCGTATTTTCTTAGATCACCACTAAACAAAGTAAGTTCTACGGCTTTCTTTTCATTAGTTACATATATACTTCTATTTGTTAAGTAGTAAGGACAGTCAATAAATTGATCTAAAAAGATTATTACTTGGGTAGTTAACGGCATATCTGTTGGGTAAGGAATATCATACACTTCGATATCTACTTCACTTAAAAGATCAAATCCTTGTTCAGTAAGTCTAAGACCGCCTTTGTGTTTATTTCTGGTGTTCTTCCACCATATCGGCATATACTGCTTGACGTTAGCATTGCTTATAGCCATTCCTTTTTCTCTTAAGAATATCTTGGTATAAGCTTCTTTGTTCATTCCTTCACTTCTTCACCATCTGTAAGTTTTACAACAGTAAAATCTGTACAATTAAACATATCATTTAATTTTTTGGCAAGATTATGAGCATGTCCTGGATTTGAGAAAGCAGTTTTTTTATATTTAGGACCAGGATAATTGGTAAGTGCATTAGAGCTTTTAAGATTAAAAGCTTTATTTTGATAAAAAACAGCCCAAATAGCCTCAGATTCTAAAATTTGTTCACTTCTATATGTTTTACTGTTTACTTTTTCTAAAAGTACAGTTGGCTTAGGCCTGCTCATATGCGTATCCTTTTCATTATATACGCATATATTTATCTTTTAAAATTTATTTAATCATTCCAAGTGTTACCGCCGTCCATGGTAACTTGTATTATTTCTTCGCTATTATTTTGTTTGACGAGTAATTTTTCTAGATCACCGTTCAGTCTACTCATAACAATGCCTAATGTAAATGCAAGATTTTTAGCTTGAGTAATATCCATACGTAATTCTTTTGATCTACTATTTTCTGCAGATTTTACTTGTTGAATAAATTGTTGAATAGGTATAGTGTTTAAAGGATCATTTGTTGACACGACTTAACTCCTGCCGCATTTCTAATTCAGTTTTAAACGGGCCTCTGTACTGGTAACGTTCGACTGTAATAAATTTAGGGCAAAACGATTTGACCCAACCCTTTTCAAATTCAATACAGTAGTATCCTGCACAATACATACTTTTTGATTTTTCACTTTTTGTAAAAAGAGGTAATTTATTTTTAACATCATACATACTATTATACGGCACAACACTTGTTGGATAAGAATGTACATAATTATTTTTTGATTGTACTTTTTCTTCTACATCCGACCAAACAATATCAACACCAAATCGTTTCTTCATTTGTCTTTTGTTATCAAAGAAACAAGTTTCTGCCGCACTAGCAAAAATATATCTATCGTCGTCTAACGACATTGTTCCAATTTTTTGACCGTTGTTTTCTACAATCCAGAAACGATCTTTTAATACTGGCTTTGCTTTTAATGTCATTGTGGATACCTCGCTTGTAATGGTTCTGCAAAAGTTGCTGCCTGGTCTGCAATACGTTGCATGTCCCACTTTGCACAGAACTTCATAAGACGCATGCCTACTTGCTGTACTTCTTTAGGTGTTGCATTCTCTGCAATAGTGTTATTAATTATCTCTCTAATATCTGTGGGTTGTGCAGTTAAGTCACACAATACAACATTGCGCTGATAATCATCTAGCACACGATGTTCTGTACCTTCGTGATCAGTCCAACGCTGTAGCATCATGTTATTCCAATTGTAGCCTTTTGTTTGTTTGTCGTCAAATGCTTCAATAAGACCTACTTTGTTCTTAGTGCCTTTTTTACGTACACCCGGATAAGCACTAAACACGTTATCGCTAGTGTCACCACGCATACATTTTTCAAACAACATGTATTCAGGATTAGGCGCAGGCTTAGGCTCTTTAGTTTTCTTGTCAACTACTTCGTTGCCTTTGTCGTCAAAGTAGCCTTCGTGCGTAATAGTAACATTCTGTATACCATTGTACTGTCTACAGTTAGGAGCAATAAGTTGTGCAA